GAGGAAGACGGCCAGCCCGACGAAGCCCAAGAGTGGGAATCATTTGACCCAGACTGTTAAGGAGCAACTATGATCACAGCAGACACTATCGAAGTTCTAACTTCGTATTCACCGCAGTATCTAACCAAAGCCGCACAGTTGTCAGGCTACAAGGGTCCAACCTTCACAGCCTGCAAGTTCCTGGGCATCACTAACGGCGGGCAGTTCTGCTATCAAGCAGTCTTTCCAGTCAAAGGCGGTTCAGATAGCACTAAAGTATTCCTCAGCTATGACCACGATGAGGATAGGGTTATTGCAGACTATCAGTTGACAGAATGGTAAAACCGTGCTATAATTAGCACATATACAAACACACTAGGAGTAAAAAAATGGGAACACGAAGCACTATCGCATTGGAATTCGCAGACGGCACAGTCGAGCAAGTGTATTGCCACTGGGACGGCTACTTGGCCTACAATGGCAAGATGCTGTTGGAGCACTACAGCAATCCTTTCATCTTGCGTGACTTGATTGACTTGGGAGACATCAGCTCACTCAAGCCTACAGTAGGCACCAAGCACGCCTTTAGCCACTTTGGCACAGACATGAAGCAAGAGGACTACGAAGCACTCTACGGCAACATGACTACCTTCTACGGACGCGATCGCGGCGAGGACGGCACGAGTTCCAAGAAGTTCAAAGACTATGCGGACTACATTGCCAACCACCAGTATGAGGAATACGAGTACATCCTGCGCTCAGTAGGCGGTGAGGCAGTTTGGTTTGTAGCAGATCACGACAACGTCTATGTTCCGTTGGTATCTGCTATTTTAGACGAAGAAGATCGTATTGCACAGGAGGAGACAGCATGAGCGCGATGAAAGACTTGACCTACGACATTGAGCAACTGTATATTGACGGCTTCAACAGCCGAGCAATCGCAGAAGAACTAGGGTGCCCCATAGAGGTTGTATTGGGCGCATTGGAAGCTATGAATGTGGCAGATGCGCCACAGGAGGATGAGATCTTCAGTCCCTACTACGGAGCCTAATTCAAAAAATGGTTGACAACCAACCAAAATGGTTGTATAATTTAATTAATGCGAAATAGTTCGCAGGCACACACAGACATTCACATAAGGAGATTATATGTCTAAATCATTTACCCACGCTGGTGTTTCTAAGTTGGACGGTGAGTTCAAGGTTCGTTTTGCCAATGACGCAATGCGTACCAAGGTGTTGATCAAGAACGGTCACACTGATATCGATATCATCGAACTCAAGAACGCTATGTCTAAAGAAGACGCTCTTGCTTATTTGATGAGCATCGACTTTGCCAACGGCAACCTTGCTGTTCAGGCTGCTCTTGAAGCTGAAGTCACCAAGCGTAGCGATACGCCCAAGGCTGCTAACAAAGAGCGCAAAGGCAACAAGGAAGCTAAGAAGCCTAAGAAAGCTCCAGCTCCTAAGCCTACACTCGAAGGCATCCGTGCTAAGGCAACTGTAAGCAAGGCTGAAGTCATTGCCCAATTGGCTGACTTGGAAGACGCTCCTTACTGATCAACGAGGGGCAGTGCCAATAAGTCCTCTCTTATACACCGGGGTATTCAAGGAAAAACACTATGAGCAGACTACAACTATTCGGAAGACAGTGGGTCGTATTCGACGCACAGAACAAAGACCATCGCAAATGGTTTGCCAATTTCAATAAGACAGGTGCCTGGGGTTCGTGCCCCGTGAGGTTCGTGGTCAATGATGATCACGGTGATCTCGTTACTCAAATTCAACGCGAACTCATCGCTCATTACGTGGGCAAAGAGTTTGGACAAATTAGGAGTTGACCTTATAGGGTATCTTTGCTATACTAGTAGCAACTGTTAAGAAACAGAACTTATAAGGAAAAACAAAATGAAACATTTCAATCCAGAAACAAAGACATTCAAGTTGTTCAACGCAATGTACAACGGTGAAGCTGTTACAGCCAGTGCCGCTCAAAAGCGTTTTGGCATCAAGAACATCAGTGCTGAAGTAAGCCGCATCCGTCAAAACGGTTATGCTGTCTACGCTAACACTCGCGTCGCTGGTAACAACGCCAAGGTTACAGAATATGTAATCGGTAAGCCAAGCCGTGCAATCGTTGCCGCTGGTTACAAGGCTATGTCTTTAGGTCTAGTCTAATAGATCGCTCCGAAGTCCTGGGGGTAGTGTCCCAGGCAAACCCCCCGAACCCCGCCTATCGTGAGATACGTGGGGTTCACCTTTGTTGTAAAAATACAACACTCAAATGGTTGACAAAGTGGTAAAACTTTGCTATAATACATACATGAACACACAATACAACACCACATACGAATTTGACTTTACAGGCAAGATCCAATTTGGAGACATGCCTGTTGAGCAACTGCATAAACTGTTTCAAGACGGCCGTGTTGCCAGTAAGTTCTTGGAGCACACGATTCCTACATGGTTTCCGGACTTGGAGTTTGTAGACGCCAAGGGCTACGATCATGTCAGCAAGACTACCAAACGCAAGTATGATCTTAAAGGCTTTACCAAAGGTGGCGCCAGCTATGCCCCTAGCACAATGTTAGGCGCAGGCCGCAAGATTGACAAGGCAGTGTTGCATGAGCATGCCGAGAGCATTGACTACATCATCAGCGATGTTACAGAGTTCCCTAAGGTTCGTGTAGTGTTTAAAAAGGGCACTGATTTAGTGCGTGACTACCCTAGCGGCAAGATCTCAGTTAAAGAACGCAATACCCTTTTTGGTTGACAGGGTATTGAAACGGTGTTATAATACATATATCGCAACAAGGAGCAGAGATGGCTTACACGGTCTTCAAGCACAATCAGGAGTTCACAAGCCGCAAGGGCTTAGAGGGTCCTTTCCACTATCCCAACGGTCGTGTTCTGTATTACGATCCAATGGCTGGCGAGTACTGGGATCCACGCACAGACTTCTATGTGCCCAACGATGAAGTCTCTGAACTACAGAATTCAATCTTTGATGTAGTTAGGGGTTGACAGGGTTGGTAAAACCTGTTATAATACACACATACACTAGCAAGGAGCAGACAATGGCTAAACTGTTAATCCAAACTCAAACACACGAGAACTACGGTGATGACGTCAACCAACATTGGAAGCCAAAAGGCGGCTGTGATTACGTGGTCAAGAAGTTCAAAGACCTAGGCAAGGTCACAGAGGTTGTCATGGCCCTGCGCGGTCAGATCGAGTGCGACAACGAATGGTATCGCGAAAGCATCATCGGTTGGGAGATCGTAGCCGACGACTACCTTACAGAGTTTGAGAAGGATCAGTTGGAATACGAAGGTCAGATCCGCTTCCCTGCAAAAGAGCTGGTTTGGTAATAACCCTACCGGTTGACAGGGCTTTGATTTGGTGTTATAATACATACACAGACAACAAGGAACAATGATGCTAGAAACACTGACACAACATGGTTACTATGATGAACGCCACGGCGGCCCATATGATCGCGGCACAGCCGACAGCTACTACGGTCGTGACTATAATCCACACTACTTCGTAGGCGACACCTACAATAGCCCAAAGATTGAGCTGGCGCAGATGACTGCCGCAGAGATCGTGGCCTACACCGCAGGCTATACCAACAACGAAGCCAACGGCGATCGCAAGGAGTATTGATATGGAAATCCAATTTCGTACCTCAGAGCAGAGGCGCATTGCAGACCTTATGTGGGCCTGCCAGACCAATGATGAAGTCAATGTGCTACTCCGTGCCTTTGGCGTAGAAGCCTACATAGTGCGGGAGATGATGATTGCCGCTACCTACGATGAAGTAGAAGATGTGGCTTTTGCACAACAAGTCCTAAAACCCTTTAGGTTGACAGGTCTTTGAAAAGACGTTATAATACATACAAGAAGAAAGAATAAGGTTGCTGAAGTAAAGAGCATTTAAGGACGCTGAGGAACAGTGTTAACGCCCCAGAGGAACTAGGGCATTTAGATGGGGCAACGATTATAATAACCCTACAGAGAATAGGGTCGGTTGACAGAGTAGTAAAACGAAGTTATAATACATACACACTAACACAAAAGGGGCGATAAATGACTAAAGTAAACTATGACAGATTTGCTAGTTTTGACATTAACGAATGCTGTGACCACTTTGACAGTGAGAAGCAGAGCAACTGGAAGAAGATCGGTAAGTTCATCGTAGCAGATGGACAGGACTATGTTAACATTATGGAGACAGAGTTCGACTTTGAAGACACAGGTGATGGCGAGTATGCGGCATTTGACGCAGGTGTTAAGTATGCCTTAACTAAGATGAACATTGCCTTTGAGGCGGCAGGCCTGGACTTGCAGATCTGCGAGATAGACTTGGTAGAGAGCATGGGCTTTATTATGGTCCGTGCAGACGACGAGCCTGAGGACTTCGTTAAGCGGGTTCTTAAGAAGCCCGTGTTAATGGTAGAGAGCTGGATAGACTAATTGCCAGAGTGCCAGCCCCTGCCACTAGACCCTGCAACTCGCCTGGGTACTTCGCAGGGGTTGACACCGAGGCTTTTCTGTGCTATAATACACACATAAACAAACAAGGACACACAATGACACAGAAATCAATTCCGAGCTCCACAGGTGGAGTCATCACTTACACAAAGACTGGCTTGATCCATACAGCCGGCAAAGCCTACAGCGGTAAGATTGCCGCTCAAGAAGCTAAATCAAACAAAGGAAAGTAAAATGAACAAGTATCAGAAACAAGCCGCACTAGACCTAGTCAAGGTCGCTACCATTGTGCTGGGTGCCATCGCAGTCGTTGGCTACATTATCAAGTTGGGCGTAGAAGCCAATGACTTGGTTGCCGCTGGATCCTTTGCCCTTATGGGCTACTGTATCTATCAACTGTACCAAGTCCGTGTAGGACAGTTGGAGTCTGAGGATCAACGCAAAGAAATGGAAAGCCGTTACAAATAACCCTAGTGGTTGACAGGGCTTTGTAAAGACGCTATAATACATACACACAGACACAAAAGGACTATTATGTCAGATTACAATCACATTGTTTTAGGCCGAGACTTCCGCATGATGGATGCTGAATGCGTTAAGTTGGTTAAGAAACTTGCAGGCAAGATCCCACAGAGCGGCATGCGGTATATTGACGATAACACGATCTTGCTACAGTCAAACTCTGTACACGACATCCTTGACACTGTTCGGAACGGTGCTTGGGCACACTCAACCAATCCAAGCCGCGTTAAAAAAGACTTCCAGGTCTACATTGTGCCCAACAACAAGACACAAGAACTCTACGGTGCGGCTGCCGTAGGTGTTAGCTTTATAGCAGATGCCGATGTCTATAAAGACATTAATAACGAATTTGTTTGGGCTAGCGAATAACCCTACAGCTTGTAGGGTGGTTGACAGATTGGTAAATTGGCGTTATAATACATACTTACACACACTAAACAGGAGATAGTTATGCAAGCAATCGCAACAGTGATCACAGAGCAGTTGGTACAAGACGCAACCAACGAAGCCGCTCAACAAGCCCGCTCAGCGGCCAAAGCATTCCACGCCAAGCATGGCGATCGTGATGCTTGTGGCTTTGCTTGGGTTAACGTTTGGGGCGTCCGTTCAAACTCTAAGTTGGGCAAGTGGTTGCAGGCCGCAGGCTTCCGCAAAGACTACACAGGTGCATTGAGCCTGTGGAACCCCAGCGGCTTCCCGACACAAAGCATCTCAATTTTGGAAGCTGGCGCTGATGCCTACGCTCAAGTGTTGAAAGACAAGTTGGGCTTGGACAAGGTCTACAGCGGAAGCAGAATGGACTAATTAGTCATTGACGGGGAAGCAATTCCCTGCTATAATACAATCTTTAACACTAAGGAAACAACATGGCAGCTACCAAAGCTAAAGCGCCCAGCAAGGGCACCACGGTTCTCGAGTTTGATACAGATGCTATCAAGCGTCGCGAGAAGGAAGTAGCTCGTGAGAGCGACGAACAGATCCTGGCCCGTCTTGGCGAGCGCTTTGAGATCTTGGACGAGATGACCAAAGCAGTCAAGCAGGGCGATGTCCGTGCTATGATTGTCAGCGGCCCTCCAGGTGTTGGCAAGAGCTTCGGTGTTGAGAGCATCCTGCAAAAGGACGGCTTGTTTGACACGCTGGCAGAACGCAAGCCCAAGTTCGAAGTGGTAAAGGGTGCTATGTCCAGCATTGGACTCTACGCTAAACTCTACGAGTTTGCCAAAGCTGGTAATGTTGTAGTGTTTGATGACTGTGACAGCATCTTGATGGAAGACTTATCCTTGAACATCCTCAAGGGTGCCTTGGACAGTAGCGCTCGTCGTTTCATCAGCTGGAACACAGACAGCCGCTTGTTGCGTAGTGAAGGTATCCCAGACCGCTTTGAGTTCTGCGGTGCGGCTATCTTTATCACGAACATCAAGTTCGAGCACGTTCGCAGTAAGAAGCTCCGTGATCACTTGGATGCATTGGAAAGCCGTTGCCACTACATTGATCTGCAAATGGACACGAATCGTGAGAAGATCTTGCGTATCAAGCAGGTAGTGAACAAGGGCGAGATGCTGGCCAAGTACGAGTTCCAAGACTGTGTCAAGGACGAGATTGTTGAGTTCGTTGAAACTAATCAGGACAAGCTTCGTGAGCTGAGCCTGCGTATGGTCCTGAAGATCGCTGATCTGCGTAAGGCTTTTCCACTTAGCTGGACAGCTATGGTTAAGACTACTTGTATGAAGCGAGCCTAAGTATGCGTAACCTACAGCGTATCGCGGCACTAGGTGCCCTTTGGGGCGTGCTGTGGTACCTGTACTCGGACACGGACGTAGACTACGGTTGGGCAGTGTGGTGTGTATGGGGTGTGGCCCTAGTATTAGAACACCTAGCCTACCAAGCGGGCATTGCATTTGGCATAGAAGTCTACCGCAATATGAGTGCAGAACAACGACAAAGCATCAACGATATAATGGACAAAGAGCAATGACTACATGTACATACATAGGAACTAGTGCAGAGGACACTGTTAGACTACAGCCCTCATGCTGTGCAGCCGCAGTAGAAGGACGTAGCTACTGTGCAGATCACTTGTGGCTAGTCTACAAGCAGGGCACAGCAGTTCACCGTAAGAAGGATAAGAGGACAGCAGAGTCAGTGTGGAACATCCAGGACGCATTCAATGAGGCTATCACTGAGTTAGAAGCGGAAGGCTTTGACTGCTATGGTGACTCAGAGAGGCTGGAGGCCTGAGGGGGTGGGGGGCATAGCACACAGCAAGTTAGCACACACTAACTTGCAAGCATGCCAACTTTTCAACCCCCAGTTAGACTAGATCACCAGGGGCCGAGATCTCTTCCCCTATTTTTAACTGCGCGGCAATTTTTTGCCCTAGTGTAGACCTCGGGCCCTTGTGACACTTAAATAAGTCATGTCCCCAAAGTTGATCTCATTGCTAGCATTGTTGCCCAGTCCCCTGTGTGCGCTGGGATTTCTCTACAGTGTATACACCATTGATCATCCCAGTGTATGTGGACTCGGGCATGATTACTCCATGCCCGCAATGTGGTTAATAATGACACTAGCGCATTTAACGCCCTGGTTCCGACGTGCTTATTAAGCTGGGTCCGCTTTTACTCGCGTAGCTCGTTTAGTTGTAGTAGGCTCAACTGGAATCACAGTGTTCACACCACTGGCCAAGTTCAACTGTTGGATCACACTTTCAAATGAGTCTTGTGCTTCCCAAGTTCCGTGTGGTGGACAGTGTAGAAACGTCACTGGTTCCACAGTTCCGTCATCTCTCACTATAGTATTGTGGTGAACGCTGACCACTAGATCTTGTCTAATAGCCAAAGGTGTGCCTTTATGAGCCGGCGTGGCATTGGTTAGTTTGATGTACATAGTGTGTTTAGTATACACTCTAAAACTCAGACTGTATATAGATTTTGGCTCATGAAAAATTTTTTTAGCTATTTTTTCCTCTACTATATAGAATTCTTGACATTTTGTATAAGTATGTATATAATTCATATGACACCATGCTACACACTATCACTACCTTAGACGATCCACTACTAGCTTTAATCAAGGATGATCCTGTTCGTCCGGACATTCCCATTGAGTTTAGAGTCAGTGATCATTGTTGTGTATACGTGTTATTGGATGATGAATATAAGAAGCCACAAGCTGTAGTCTGTGTAGCACGTAAGAGCACAGTGCCCAAAGATGTGGTGGAGTTGGCTCTTGTGGATATTGAGGTTCCTACAGTGGCAGTATTCTATACTATATGGAGTTACAGTCCCGGAGCAGGACGACGACTCATACAAGAAGCTCAGCGTAGTATACGTGTAGAGCACAAGAACATTAAGACATTTGTTACACTGAGTCCACCCACTGAAATGGCACGTATATTCCATTTAAAGAACGGTGCTGGCGTGCTCAGTGTGAACTCGGACACAGTTAATTACATCTATGACTAATACATTTTACCTGGACATGGACGGGGTTGTCGCAGATTGGGACAGGGCCGCATCCCAGTTTCTAGGACGACCACAACGGCCCGCCAATGATCTAACACACTATAAGAATACTCCAGAAGAGTGGAGTCGTATTAAAACACAACAGAGATTTTATCGTAGCCTGCCTTTGATGCCCAGATCTGCGGAACTAGTGGATCTAGCACGACGATATAGAGATGGGTTGGGTTGGAACTTATTGTTTCTAACTGCTGTGCCCAAAGATGATGATGTGCCTTGGGCCTACTACGACAAGGTATTGTGGGCTCAAGAACACTTTCCCGACGTCCCTGTACACTTTGGACCGCACTCGTGGGACAAACAACGGCATTGTCGGTCCGGGGATATCCTAGTAGACGACCGACCTGATAACTGCTCTAGTTGGATTGCCGCGGGTGGACTGGCTGTACAAGTTCTTGGCAACGATTTGAGTGCGGCTATTACTCAAGTGAGCTTTGATCTTAACCGACGTATGAGTCTACGTAGCATGGCCGCGTTGAATGACATGGCTGACGCTATTGTGGCTGCTGGTGGCTTTAAAGTTGGTAGTTAATAGGCTCTGAAAAATTCTTTTTTACCGCTGGCGCTTCGCGCTGGCTTCGGGCCGTCCCTGTTACGATTTACCGCCAAGAAAAAACCCGGGGGTTTAAGCTCGGGTTTCTCTATACTTGGCCAATGCAATTTGTCGGGCCAGCCATAATCTAAACTTTACATGATCCGATAGTTCTTCATCAACTATCTTACCAAACTGTTCAGCTTGACGATTACGGCCGAAAGTGAGTTCGTCATCGACTTCATATTCACCTTCTTCTAGCCCCTTGGGATTACTTCTTGGCTGCGTCTTTCTTGTCGTCTTTCTTAGCAGGCTCACTTTTGGCAGGCGTTGCTGGCGCTGTGGCTGCTGGTGTAGTTGTTGCTGGTTTGGCCGGTGCTGTGGCAGCTGGCTTGGCTTCAACTTTCTTTTCTTCTTTCTTAGCTGGTTCAGCGGCGAAAGCAGTAGCGGATAAGGCCAATGTGGCGATTAGGGTAGCGATAGTTTTCATTTTAAGTTTCCTTGGTTTGTTTAATACAAGAATTATCCCTGTATGTATATATAACGCGGTAGCCTGGAAACTCGTTTACAGAGTTGGATTTATTTTATACTCAAACTTTGATCGTGCAGATCACCGATTAATTTCATGAGTTTTTCTATGATTTTACTGTTACGCAGGGTCTTGTATACCAGGTTCTCAATACCGTATTCTCCGGAGTGTTTTAGGCCTAATTTGCGGTAATTTCGTAGCATTTTTAATACTTTTCGGCCGGTTTCGAGGTCGTTTGATTCGATGGCTTTACCTATGACTGTCTGCCATATTTTACTCATTCTTATGATTTCTTCACGGTCAATTTCCTCGGGTTGGCTGTCTGGTTTTACCCGCCAACCACCACTGCCCAAACTATATGTTGCACTGACTGCGGGGAAGTTTGAGTCTTCAATATACACTTCTACGGGAACACCATGTATGCTGATATCGTATTGTTTCTTATAGAGCAAGCGTTTGGTATCAAACAACTCCGCGGCTTCACGGTCGCAGTCCACAGTATTAAAATCTACAATAATGTGCAGATCCAAATCGCTGTGTTTGGTATAGTAGTAGCCCAATTGACTGCCTGTGAGCACTAGGTCTTCCACCTTAAAAGGCACTTCAACATAGTCAACAAAGTCTCGGGCTATCTTTAGCAGGGTCATTTTAACTTCGGGACGCAGTTCTTCACCCTGCCATAACAGCGGGTTAAGTTCGTTGTGTTCTTCAAAACCTAGATCTAACTCAAGTATACGCATAGATAGATATTTATCGATTAAATATGTTATATGATTGAACAGAATTACCGAGGCTACTTATTAGCCGCTCATCCTAAAAGGCCTGACCCACATCTACGTAAGGGAGTCATGTTAGTACTTGATCACGACAATGCAGGTGCTATAGGATTACAGATTAACAAAACTTTCAGCAGCAATGTTAGCTTTGATACAGTGATGCAGAATGTAGGCTTGCCCAATGATATAGATCAACCTTTGTATAACGGTGGTCCAGAGTCTACAAATAGAATACACGTAATACATAGCTTAGATTGGTATACTTCTAATACAACTAAACTCACTGATCAGATTGGAGTCAGCAACGATATCAGTGTGTTGGCTGCTATATCAGACGGGCAAGGTCCTGAATACTTTAGAGTAGTAGCAGGATATACTAGATGGTTACCCGGGCACCTAGAAGGAGAAATCCTCGGTGAAGAACCTTGGAACATTAATCATACTTGGACCTACTTGCCTGCTGATATTGATACATTGTTTGGTTTGGACAACTCAGATCAATGGCATACGGTGATCACTGAAAGTGGCCGTATGCAGGTATCTACTTGGTTTTAATCTTTTTCGCTGTTTAGGCCTGCAAGCAAATTTCTAATAGCAGTAGCTTTTGGAGCATCAACTCTAGGCTTGCTTAAATCAAATCCTTCTTTAGGACTTGCCCTTTCCCACCCGGCACTACTGGTTTCCCCGCTGTCAGATGTGGTGTTAATAGCACTGGTACGTTTTAGTCCTGCATACACACTACTACCTCCACCATTGTTCTGCCGTTGTTGATTGAAGCTGCCTTCTTCCTCTTCACCTAGGTCAGTGATACGCAGAGTTTCTACATTAAACTCTAGATCAACCTTTTGTCCAACGCCCGAGCTAGAACGTGTCTTCATGAACTGGATTTGATAACGCCCACGTTCCTTCATAGCCCTAGAAGTAAAGATACCAATAACATTATCCGCCGTCATAATCTTTGACAAGCCACCTGAGATGTGACTGTGATCAAATTCAATTTCTTCAACGGCTGAACGATTTAACTGTGACGCTGTAACAGTAATACATTGTGTTTCCATGGCCAAGTTACGAATCTCTTCTGATACATATTTGTCTTTGACAAACAGGTCACTGGGGCTAACTTTAACACTCAGCGGCATCATCAAATCCAAATAGTCAATTAGAATAACGTCGGGCTTGCAACCTTTCTTAACTTGGTATTCTTTCAAATAAGCACGAATGTCGTTACAGTTCTTGCCAGATGGCATATACTTGACCTGCAAGTTACCTGCCTTTTTGCCCAGCATCTTAACCTTGAGCTCGACGTCATCGATGCTCTTGAATACTTCGCGAGTTGAGATACCTGTCATCATAGAGTCCAAACGCATAGACACTAAACCTTCACTCAATTCGAATGTAAGATACAATACATTAAGTCCTTGTAACGCCCAGTTTACACCCATGTTGGCTAAGAACAAACTCTTACCACCACCTGATCCTGCACAGAAGATATTCAACTCTCCACGGTTAAATCCACCATAAAGTTTCTTATCAATACTAGGCCATCCTGTGCTAATCTGTCCGTTACCATCTTTCAGTTTGCTTAGACGTGCCCTAGGATCTTCAAAGTAATCTGTGCCCATGTCCTTGTTAAGGCTAATCTGGATGGCATCCTTGATCAGCTTTTCTACTGGACCGTAGTCACCTGCTTCTAGTAGATCACTGGAGTCGATAATAGCTCTCTCCAATCCTTTGTGTCTACTAAACTGCTCAAACTCGTTCATCAACCAGTCATAATTTTCCTTGGGCAATTGTACAGGATTTAGGTCTGCACCTGTGCTAGCATTGACAATTGTTGCCTCGGGCATGACCTTGTATTCATCTACATACTTGTTAATGAATGTAGCAATGTCTTGCAGTCGTTGGTCAAAGTTTAGTGGATCAAAAATATTTTGACAGCGAACAAACGTTTCTGCATCGCTCATGAACATTTCGAGATACAGTCGTTGAATGTCGTAGTTGTAATTTGGTTTAGGTGCTTTTTCTTTACTCATCTTTTAGTGCTTCTAGTTTTTTCTTCATTAGATTTATTTTTATCTCTCCCGAGACTCTGTAGTGCAAGATTGTGGTTAGAACATAGAGTCTGCCATATTTTTTAACAGCATCTGCAACGTCTTTGATATCATCGCTCCACGGCGGTGAACTGGCACTCCAGCCATTGTCTATTGCAGCCTTAAGCATTTTAGCTCCGGGTCTATCTTTATCGGGTACTACAATTACTTCTCTAGCTAGAGCATTTATCCTAGCTACTTGAGCTTCGTTAGGTTCGTTGGTCATAATAGCCACACCGTCTATAGCAATGGCATCAAATTGACCTTCAGTGACAATGACAAACTTTCTATTGTAGTCCTGTGTATCTATATTAAACACGTAACCGCTTTGGCTATCTGTAAGATACTTAGGTTTACCATCTGTGATCTTTCTTCCTGTATATCCTACAATCTTTCCATCTTGATAAAAAGGTATTAACACTCTATCTATATAACCGGGGGCAGGACTCCACATCCAGTTATACCAATCTAGATCCATTCCACGACCTATAATGTATTCTACTATTTTACCAATATCTTCTGCAACGTCAGGCAAGTAACCAGTGTTAATCCATTCCATCACAGTCATGGTGCCTTCAGGCAAGGATCTTTCTAGTAATGTTAGGTTAAGTGCTTTCTTAAGTACTGGCTGATCATCTTTGATCTTCATGGTAGCCAGATTAAGTTTTCCTATATCTATCTCGCTCATTCCAATCCATTGGAACAAGTTTCTTGAATTCTTACTTAATAGTTTACCAGGTGTCCAACCTGCGGCAAACCCGCAGTTAAAGCAATGATAAACAAATCCGTCTTTTTCTATTTTAATACCGCCACGGAGCCTGTCATCTTGACGTTCGCCTCTATGGTGACAGCAGGGTGCGTTGAAACTTGTCCAACCGCCAGATGTCAGTTTTCTTTTTGGAGGCAGTAATGCTAATAATGCAGATTGTATATCATTCACATATACAGTTTAACTTCTGTAGAGAACTTTGTCAAGTGTTCCGGAGTAAGCAGTATTTCTATTGTCCGTATCAGTAGGACCTTTGGCTGGAACATGTTTGATTCGAATATATGAATACACTCCATTGAAGTTAGCGTAGCCAATTCCGGTATAACCGTTATAGGTTAAGGTGCTGACCACAGAATAGTTTTCACTGCTATCTGGAGTGTTGTCCAATGTAGCTTCAACATAAACGGTGCCTTTGTAAGCTGTCATATAAACGGCCACAGTATGTAATGCTGAGTTTCCGTTAAATGCTGGATCTGCATAAAGGTTACCACTAAGATTTTCATACAATTGAGTTTCGTCATTCCAAACTGGATTGAATGTAGTAACTGAAACGCTGTCCTTGAGCACTGGATTTACATCGTTACTTAAATGCAGGGTTCCAGCCATACCGTAATAAGTATTTGAATATGCAGGAGTGTAACTACCATCGGAGTCTAATAATTTTACGCTGTATTGATAGCTGGTTCTATCTAAGTCTAGAGTATCGCTTTCGTTGAGAGTTAATAGAGCAAGTCCGCGTGTAGCAGTAGTTCCAAGATCTAAAACATCTAATTCTTTCTCTACTATCAGTCGTTGGTTAATTGCATCAAACATACTGAATACAAATGTTTGGGTATTATGAATTGTAACCTTTTTCTGATCGCTGTTTTTAAACTGGACTCGAACTTGGTTCTTAATCCCTTTTTGTATTTTCAAGTCTCGTTGATACATAACCTGGTTAACTCCCCTAGTAGTAGCGTCCAAATCTAATATAACGGCGAGTGTATTTGGATATAAATAGATTGGTAAATTTTGCATAAGAGTATTTATTTAAAAATAATGAGCGATCAGTTTCAAGAAAAATTCCCCTTTATATCTTGCGTTAAATCCAATGATAAAGAATACGTGGGCATTGTTATCAACTTTGATGATTACATTGCCAGCATCTACGATCTATCAATGATATTAGGCGAAGCTGAACGCACTCTATTTTTAGAAATGGGTGAGATTTGGTGGTGGGAAAGTAATCGAAAAATACCTATCAATATTTTTCTAAAATCTGAAATGCAGGTATTTAGGCCGTTTATTAAAACATTTAATTCTAAAGATGCAGAATTAGTCTTTGGGCCAACCGTTAATCTCAGCGAAATTGCCGAGAAACGTATAAAAAGAAAATCAATTCAATTAGTAAGATCAGTTAAGAATATCCGTAACTGATACCTTCACAAATCAAATTCATCTGTACTACTACTGCCATAGCATAGGCTACAGCATGAGCCTTCTTAAAGTAGTATTCACCATCCTCGGGCTTTGTCCAAATAGTCGTCATCACTGTCGTCCAGTCTGTCCCAATCAAGTGTCTCTTGGCGGGACGTATCATAGCCAAAACTGCCGCTAGTTGGAGTATACTCTTCGGTTTCATCTGCCTTAGGATGGAGCCGTGCCCGTTGACGTGAAATAGTAAGTTGCTGAAATCGTCCTGCTCTAAAAGGTCCCATAGTGGTTCGGTTTCCATTAAAGTTTTGAGATGCTCTTCATCTCGTATATCTTTATATATGCCTACATTCAAAAAATCTATCTTAAAGTAGCCTCTATCTTCGGCTTTTTTGTATTCTATGCTGGCTGTGTCTGTTAACGGATTATACGGTATAGCATGACAATATACGCCAGTATTGTGCTTTTTAAAAGTATTATTTTCTTTTTGGGCCGCCGGAACGTGTTGGATAATATCCAAAACTTTTTTCCTATCGGCAAAGTCAATATCAATATCCGGCATGTCTGATCTCGTCGTATGATGGTGCGTAGTTTCCACGGTGTTGCACAGTTATGCCTGCGGCAACATTAGCAAATATTATAGCTTTTTCTATGTCTTTTGTAAAGAGATATTGAGCAACCAGTGCCGCCATAAAAGTGTCTCCGCAGCCGCATACATCCATAACTTCGACTGACTTAGTTGGACAATATATGTCGTGGTGTGGAACTTTTGCACCTCGGTCTCCTAGTGTAACAATTAGACCAGAACACTCACTTTTGAGCTTACTGTATTCTAATTCATTGACCTTAACCCATGCACCCTGGAAACGTTCTACATTTGTTTTCTTAGTATCAATAAAAACTGGACTCTTTACTGATCCTATGATATTTTCAATATGTTCATATGTTAGGAACCCTTTATCATAATCTGAAATAACAATAGCATCATACGTTTCTAATGGACTAGGTGTTGAGCCTGACCATTGCACGACATTATCTTCATCATCAACTCTCAATAGATGTTGTCCTGAACGTTTGTCTATGAATCTAGTTTTTGTAATTGAAGTATCGTTGTGTATAAAGTCCGCTTCAATATTTAAATTTACCAAATTGCGATGTACGTTTGCACTCATGCCTGGTAATGAAAATGTTTCTACAATTTTAACAACAGGTACAGGAGCCTCAGGGCTCAATCTATCTACTGTACCTATGTTATAGATATCAGTGCAACTATCACCGATTAGTAATACGTTGAATGATGTTTGTTGTTGAGTATCCATCTACTAGCTTTACAAATTTAATTTCTTTACAATACTTGGCACCTACAATTCGTTTGCCTTCGTAATCACTGCCCTTAACCATTATGTTAGGTTGATACATTTTACAGATTCTTTCTAGGTCCTCTTCGGAATCAAATGTCCAAACTGCATCTACACATTTTAATCCCTGAAGCATAAATGCTCTATCAGCCTGATTATTAATAGGTCTGCCTTCACCTTTAAGTTCTGTTACACGGCGGTCGGTATCAATACAAACTAAAAGAAATTCTCCTAGCCCTTTAGCATATTCTAGTAGTTCAACATGTCCACGATGTAGTATGTCAAACGTGCCATTAACTATAATTTTCATTTTTGGCTGTCGCCTTTACCTACACGATAATTATCTTCCACACTGTCTGGAGTACTCACTTCAATAACAGTACCAGCTTCGATGCACTCTAGTTGATGTGGCATACAGGGTGTATTATGCCACACTGCACCATCACGCAATTCTTCTTCGTGTAGTTCAGCAGTCTTAGTATCAATCCAACGAACAATAAACTTGCCGCTTTGTATATACCAAGTTTCTTCTTTGTCTTTATGGAAGTGCATACTAAACTTGGCACCTGCATTAAAGTTCATAAACTTGCCGCAATACTTGTCGTTAGTGGCCCAGATAAATTCTGACCCCCAACCTTTTGGAACTAGACCTTTTAATTGTGTCATTCTGGTAATCCTGTAAATCTTCCTAAGAATGCCTCTAGATAGCAAGAATATTTTTGGTCATGATTATTATCATTGTAATAATGCACCCAAGTATTCTCACCTTCTTCTACAATTTTAGAAACTACAAATCTCTTTCCTTCACCTGCCCACCAGCGCGAACCTACTGTAACTAATTTCATAATTCTCCACTTTCAGCTAATTTTAACATTAGGCTATATTGTTTATATGCATTATTTACAGCTGGATACTTGTCTCTTAAATATTTTTCACGTTCTTTTTGTTCCATGAGCATTTCAAACATGTGATAATGTCCTTGTTTTTTCATGTTGTTAAAAACTTGTGCTTCAAAATCTGCTATGCGTTCTAATTCACTTTGTGCAATCTCAACTGTGTATAAAGGTTCACTGTCGGCTATAATATCTTCGTGGACTAGATTATAATCCATTGGGTCTTTAAAAAACTTTAGATTAATTTTATGATAACGGTGCGCTCGTTTATTTGTATCAAGCACACGAATTTGGTGTTGCTCACAAAAACTTTTTATATTTTCCATGCTCAAACATAAACCTTATCGTCAGCACCTGCAGGAGTTTTAACACCAATGATCACTGATGGTTCTAAGTAATCAGAATCATTTACTTCTCCTGGTTCTAAAACAATAATATCACCTGCTACAAATTTAATACCTTGTATAATCACACTACCAGAAATGAGTAATATTGTTTCGGTGCATCGAGTGTGATAATGTGCCTTAATAAGGCCAACTGGCTCCGGTGTATATGCAACTTCTACTAGATCAGTTTGAACTGCGGCTTCAGGAAATGATCCTATAAACCAACCACGTGCTCCTGTATTTTCTAATTTAAAATGTTTCATAACCACCTTAGAATAAACATTGTAGCATCTCTAGGGTCTTTGAACAACCACTGTCCTTTTATCAATTTATAATCACCTTGGGCATTTAAGTGTATCCATTCTGCGGTCTTACTATACCATTCTTCGTATTTGCCAGACAACATTCCCATGTCTGTGTACGCAGGGTTAACTTTGGTTTCTACCCAATCTTCATCTTTTAATATAGCAATCATCATATCATCTAATAGATCTTTATCAATCTTTCGGGCCATATCTTCAGCCATACGATCTATAATGTCATTTTGTAAACTACGTGCTACTGCTCGCTTACTTGCAAATCCAGTCATGCCCATCTCATTGCCAACATTGTATATAGTTTTTCGTGTACATCAAATGTATCTAACACTCGATAACTTCCTACTTTGTAATCATACCATAGATCTTTGTTTTGTGTTCTCACCCAACTGGCAACCTTAGGCTCGGCTTGTACAACATACCATTGTTCGCTGTCTACCTGACCTCGGTCTATGATTTCGTAACTGTGTTTCTGTACTGCCCTTAGAGGTAGTAGTGTAGAATACTTAATAGGGCGATGTATTTTCATGATCCGTATTTTAATGCAAACAAAGTTGCTAGTTTTTCTTCATAGAATGTAAAATTAGTAAAACCTTTAACATCACCAATCATAGGATCCCAACGAGTTCGATAAAATGCAAAATCAAAATCTTTACCCTGTACTAATCCACTAGCACGTAGTTCTTTAACGATGTCTATTACAGCACCTGGGTCTTTATCTAGTAACTTTATCACGGTCATTTGACTCCTGCTTCGTTGAGTATTTCTTTAACAAGTGCTACATCTGCAGGAAATTCCTTGAACTTCTTTAACCAATACTTAATGTCAAACGCTGGAGCAATCATTGCCAATTGTTCGTCATTCATCTTACCTGCCATGTCTTTACCCGAGTTACAATTTAATAAAACCCAACAACTAATCTTTCCGTTGACAATGTCATGTACTGCTTTATTAAGACTAACATAGTTAAAGTAATGCGCAAAATTTGCATTATGCTCATCACCCCATTCCATCATAGTTTGTAAAGTTCTTTGCACCGCCGCCTCGACAGGTTCAGTTTTTACTGTTTCAAATAGATACTGTTCATAGAGTTCATCTCTACACCAGTGGTCTAACTTGACACCACTTTTAATAACATAGTCGATGAACTTAGTAGGATACAATGGATTTACATTATTAACAAAGCTACCAAATTTTACAAAGGCGTTATAGTAAGCACTGTTGCAGAAGTGATCATAGTTCTTAGGAACTTTATTACCCTGCGTCAGTTGATAGAATCTATTATAGGCCATAAAACCAGCCTGCACTCTTTTCTCAGTCTCCTGTAAAGCCCTACGTTTTCGTTCGCACATATGAGCAACAAGAGTCTTCTCTTTCATGAAACTCTTGCTACAATGCACACAGATAAAAGGCTGCTCCACAAGTGCTATCATTGATATTCTTTTCTATCTTTTTTATCAAAACCTATTTTATCAAACAGATCTAACTTTTCTTCATCAGTCATTACACTGGCTAACAACTTAATCTCATCCATCTTATATGTCGGATGTAAAATTGCCAACAACTTTTCAAATTTGTCAAAGTCTGCCTTCATTGCAGGGAGGTAGGGGTGGTAACTCTTAATACCTGCACCAGTGGCTGCATACAACAACCACAACAATTTTTCATGATTCTTACTTAATGTCCAGTGATGTTTATTAACCATCTCATTGGTCATTTCAACAAACCATTCCTGGATGTCTCTGTCATTAGATCCAACACTGCTAACAAATCTCAACAACACATAAGGACTGAATTCTTTTAATTCTGCGGTTGTAAGATTATCATAGAACTCATAGTTCTTGCTGTCAACGGCAGATAGCACTCGAGTTAGATCAAGTGCCCGTTTCTTTGGTTCTTTTTTAGGTTTCGTCGTTGCCATGTTCTTTACTTAAATGATAAACAGTCATTAATTTGTCTAATGCAATTTTTACAGCAGGATTAGTTTCTGCAAGTTTTTGTATCTCTTGCCATTCACCCCATGCACCGAGTGTAGTGCTAGGAGAACTGGTACCAATACCGAGACTGCCATTAGAACCGATACGCATTACTTCTTGCGCCATTATTCCATGGAACTTCATACCGGGTGCCAATCTACTGTTTCCTTGTTTTTACTTAGATGATATATTATTATACACTGTTCCATGGCTTTTTGCAAGGCAGGGTTTGTCCGGGCTTCACGACGGATCTCTCCCCAAAGTCTATCTTCTTTTATATGTTCGTATAACGGACGGCCGTCGGGTGTTCTTGGATCTTTTTCGTTCTGGTATTGATAGCCAACTAATTTTCTAGATTGGACTGGGGACCCAACTTCTCTGGCGTAGATTTCTTCGCCATTGCGTTCATAGATATATGTAGCACCCGGAGTTAATGTACCCATGATTTACCAACACTTAGTATAATCTACAATTTCGCTTTGGCGACTAACTTCTTTGACAAAGTAAGCACACATTGGTTTGTCGCCTGCGGCTAATGGAGTGCATAGAAGTTGTCCAGGTTTCATTTTGGGGAAATACCATTTAACATCCGGGTATATATCTATAATATCTATCTCATGAAATTCTGGTCTAAATCCACTGATGGGATTAAAACAATAAGTCTTAAATCCTCGGTCATTTAAACTTGTTAATGGTAACACTTCCATGTCTGGACCTTCTGGATCGCCGACTACGGTACACCAATCTAATGGCATAGTAAGTTCATATGGTCCGATCTTTAATACGGCTGCTGGCCCGGTGAAACTCTCAAGAAAGATAAGAGGAATAAAGAAATAATCAGGATTTTGATTATCACTGTTGTCAAGGACTGAGAATCTTAAATCCTCATCTACTTCCTCTGGTAGGTCATTCAGATAGAATGTTTTGTTTTCTAATGTTAAAATTTGCATTATTGATATTTCACTTTTTGTATTTCAAACGGATACTTGGCTTCTTTATAAAACTTCTTGCGTTCTGTAAGATGCCTCTTCGCGTACTTTGTAGATGCCGTAAGGTCCCAGATCTGGACGAAGTCCTTGTCGTCTGCTTTTCTAATGCCTCGCCCAATGCTTTGTATAACGCGGACAAAGCTCTTTCCGGGCTCCAGAAGAACCATATTAAAAATACGGGGGATATTAATACCCACAGCGGCCACACCGTAAGTCGCCACAATAATCTTGTTGTTAGCAGTTTTAATCTCGTCATACTCGTCTTTTCTATCTTTTGTTTTCATTGAGCCCGAGACAAAAACGCTGTCTGGAATGTTGTTAATAATTAATTGACCGGACTCAATTCTATCAACTAATACTAGTGTGTTGCCTGTTTCTGCAATGCCGTTAATAAGATTGCTGATCCAATTCATACGTGTTTCGTCAGTGACAAGGTATTTTAATTCACCTGCATAGCTTTCGAATTCTTTCCACTCTGCTGTTTGAATAACAGTTACTTGACAATCACTGAGCACGCCTTTTTCTTGAAGTTCGTGTGCTTTAACACGATGCACAACCTCTCCTAGGCTAGCACGTAGGGCTTGAAATTCGTGGTCTGCTTTTGGTACTGTACCAGTCAAACCCCAACGTATAGGTGCGTTGGAAAGGTTACGTGTTAACAAGTTCTTTAACACTTCTGCCTTGGCCATATGCACTTCATCAACCATGACACAGCTGACTCCGTCTAACAATTCAGCTAGACGTAACAGTTGTTCTTCACCGTCAAATTCCTTGGAACCCTTGTCCAAAATATTCAAACTTTGCCAAGTGCAAATAGTATGTGTTTTGTCAAGATTTTTTCTGTCGCCGTAGTAAACGCCAACATCTAATCCGCAGTTAAGAAAGTCCTCTTCAGTTTGTTCAACCAGTGACTTGTTAGGAACAATGGTTATTGTTCGACCATATTTTTCACAGATTTTTGCCAAAGTTGCAGTGGTAATAGTTTTGCCGAAACCAGTGGCAATTTCTTGTATGCACTGAGGATTTTCTAAAAACTTATTGATAACTTCAACCTGGTCATCGCGCAGTCTAATCTTTTCACCGGCAAATCGATGACCTACAGGCCACGTTTGATCACCCCAAAATTCCTCAGAAATTTCAGGGAAACTTAATGCTGTTGGGCGGCGATGATCTTCTAATTCAATGTAATAATTCTTTGCCTCAAGGTATTCAAGCACCTGCGGCAGCATACTCATGTAGGTAGTACCACCAAGACCAAAAAAGCTGATACTACCGTCCCATCTTCCTAACTTATAAGCTGGTCTAAACCGTGCAGTAGGATCCTCATACTTGAATTTTTTGACCAAAGCCTTACGTGCATCAAGATCTAAATTTTCAATCTTAACGTTTACCTCATCTTTGATAATAATTTTACATGATGCCAAAATCTAAGGTCCTTGTTTTGTTGTTGTCTAATACATTGATTACGTTATGGTGCCAATTTAGCAAATTTTTGATGGAATAATGAATATTATAAAAATTAAAATTCACTACACAGTTAAATTTTATTTTTTTGTCAAGAATTGTTTTAGGGACCTTACTGCTGATAAACACTGCTTTAGTTTTTTCACTGATGACAGAATTTAATTTTTCTTCTCTGACAAAATTATTGAATTTTTCACCAGTTTCGTTGGGTAGTCTAAACAGCACACTAATTTCTTCATTAGAAATTTCACTAACTTTTAAAAAGTCTAAAGATTTTTCTAATTTTTCCATTTCACTGCCACCTGGAATTACAAACAAAACTGGCCCCATATATTTTACAATATCTTTGAGAGAAAAAATACCATTTTCTTCCAAATTTATTGACATATTTTCACCAGGATCAGTTTGTAGGAATTTTTTAATCACTCGGTCTGTATTTTTCCATTCATCAGTTTCTTCGATGGTTTCGTCCCAGGTAAAAATTCCTAATTTTCTTGCTCTGAACAAATTTTCAATGATGTTTGAATTAGTAGGTTGAGCTATTTTTTCAGAAATATTCAAAAATTTCAGATTTTTGTCAGCATACGACAACATAGGAATGTACTGCTCAATGTTGGCTTCAATTTCTCTGATTTGATTTTGATAATTTTCAAATTCTTCGTCTACTATGAAATTTTCTTCAATGGCAACACGACCTAAAAATGTCAATGACCGTTCATCTAGTGAAAAAACCCATGATTTATGCTCTGGGTCCCACTGTGCCATGTTTAGCTTTGGCTTTTCTTCTCTAATTCTTGCCAGCAGTGATTCGTTGAATGGAAATTCTATTTTAATTGTCTTTCCAAAGTTAGGATGTTCAAACATAGCAATACGTTTGAAGGAAGACACTAATCTTCTTGCCAGTCTAAATGACGGATTTTCCAAAAATGGCAAAATATCCTTGCCGAATATGGAATTTAATTTTGCTACCTGTCTCTTTAAGATTTTTACAGATAATAATTCTTGTTTTTCTGTAAATCCGGACCCGCGGGATATTTGATCGTGAAAACTGTATATCAATTTTGAATCATATGGATTCATTGACACATTACGACTGATAGCTAGGGTAATAATTAGGTCTTCAATATACATAAAATTATTATAACACAAAACAAAAAGGAGAGCAAGTCTCCTTTTGTTTATAACACTACGTCTTCTAGGCCGGCTGTTCGAAGTTTGATGATATTACTCAATTGCCATTGTTTTATATCCAAAGCCTTGACAATGCCTAACCATTGATTGCGTAACATGGCAAATTCGTTGATAATTTTTTCCATATCAACAACATCTGCTTCGCCATCGACATATTTTTCAACATCTCGGCTGCTGAGTGCTCTCTGATAATTTTCTAGATATTTCTTAAATGCCTTACTACGGGTACGTCTTAGTTCAATGTTCAAATATTCAAGCACGGCTTCAATTTCTTGAAGTTGATTGAATCGTTGTTCAACTATACCCGGTAAATGGGCTGAGGCCTTTTCCACGTTGCCGTGTATTTTAACCTCATACCTTGCAGAATCTAGTTCTTTATAAAAGTACTCTATGCAATCAGGAAGGAAGGATATGTCTTTGCTTACTTTGGAGTACCATGACATACTCAGTCCATGTCTTCGCCATAATCGTAGTCTTCTTCATCGATGTCGTCTTCGTCATCTTTGTTTTCATCTACAACTAATTGGATTGCATTGTCAAGATGAGTGTCGTAGCCCATTAAACCTTCGAGTACTGACAACTCAACATCTTTGCCAATTAAAAAATCAATATATTGATTTGCGGCAACTTCTTTATTTTTATCAGAGACATATTCTCTGAATGTATCCCATACTTCTATGATTAGATCTTCTTCCATTATGCCTCCTCGGTGTCTTCTGTTACTGCTGTAGTTTCAGTTTTCATACCATTCTTAGAAATTTCTTCCATTATGATAGATAAACCTTCTTTTTCATTACGATCCCATGCTTTGCGGAATTGTTTGATTACTTCACCATCAGATGTTGTGTAAACAAGACTATTGCCTTCTTTCTTTAACATACCTTTGGCTTCAAACAAGTCAACTAAACCACTGTGCGGGCTCATACCTGTTGTGTAAGGAATCTCAACTTGCACTGATTCAAATGGCTTTGCATAACGTGTTTTCATAATCTTACAAGCTGAACGGATACCGTTAACTGTTGTAGTCTTATTACCATCTGCATCTGTTTTCAATTTCAGTTTACGCATAGCAACAACAATAGAACTAGCATAGATGAAACCTTGTCCACCACTGATCTTGTCATCTGGGTCAAACATATCCTGTGAAGCATAAGTGTGATTTGTGCAAACCATACCTACATTCCACGAACCAAACATGTTTACACAGTTACGAACAAGCGATGTAAGTGCTTTAGGCTTACGGCCCATGTCACCTTTCATCTCTCCTGCTTCAAACTGATTAACGTCTGTTGGAGTTAACAACATGCCCAATGAATCGATAACAAATAATACCTTGGGACGACCGTCTTCTGGCATAACTTTGTACTCTTTCATGAATTCACTAATGGTTTTTGCCACGTCGTCAATCATAGCCATGTTGAGTTTTAGAAGTTTATCTTCACTGGTATTAACACCTAGATCAATCAACCACTTTTCGTCAAGTGCGTTTTCGCTGTCAACTAAGACAACAAAAATACCTTGTTCTTGTGCCGCTTTAATAATGTTACCAGAGCAGATATATGATTTACCTGCGCCTGATTCGCCTGCAAAAACTGTTACTTTGCCCAGAGGAACTCCTTTGTAGAAGTCCCCTGAGATAAGATAGTTCAGGGCGTAGTTACCGGTTGAAATCCAATCGGTAGGGTCATTAAACCCAATTCCTAAGCCATCAATACTTTTAGTGATAGACTTACGGAACTTCGAAATATCGAAGGCCTTTCCCATGTCTATCTCCTAATTAAGTACTTTGGCGATTACGGATCATCGCAATGATATCGGCTGCTCTGCTAGATGCTTCACCACCAGCACTCTCAGCTTTTGCGGCTGGAGGAGTGAATGATTTCTCTGCTGTTGCAACTTCTTCTTCCCACGGTGCCGCTTCTTCAGCTACTGGAGCTGGTGCTGCCTTCGGTGCAGGTGCTGCCTTAGCGCCGCCTTCATCTGCATCACGACCACCAAAGCCCGCAGGCTTGAAGTATTGACTCCAGCGATCTGGATCATATGCTTCGCCATCAACAGATGCTTCAAACATCTCTTTGATAACTTTGAGTTCAACTGCGCCTGGCTTCTTGGGCAAGAAGTCTGACAGTTTGAACAAACCGTGTTGTGCAATAGCCGCTTGTTCTTCTTCGCTCAAAGCACGTTCACGACGAGCCCAAGTAGAAGTAGAGTAGTCAGCGTAACCACCTTTGCTGGTTTTAGCAATCTTAAAATCCAAACCACGAACGTAGTCTGTTGGCAATTCTTCAATCTCAGCATCCATTAGTGCGTTCTTAACAATGTTAAAAATCTGGCTACCAATGATGAATCGACGAATTGGATTCTCTGGAGTACGGTCTTCTTTGAACTTGCTGTCAACAACAAATC